GCCAAGGCGGCGGTTCTGGAACTTCTGGTCAAGGTAATGCTGGTGGTACTTCTTTTGGTTCTTCTGGAGGCGGTGGAGGCGGCGGCAAAGGTGGCGCTGGTGAAGCTGGTGGAACAGACGGATCAACAGAAGGTGGCGATGGCGGTGGCGGTTTAACACTCGCATACATTGGAAGTTCAGTCGCATACGCTGGAGGCGGCGGTGGTGGAAGTCGTGATGGAGGAGCTGGTGGTACTGGTGCTAGTGGCGGTGGTAATGGTGGTGTAAATAATTCAACCGTAGCTACAGCAGGAGCCGCAAATAGAGGCGGTGGAGGCGGCGGCGGTGGTCGTAGTGGTAGTACACCATTTGTTGGTGCTAACGGTGGCTCTGGTGTCGTTGTTATAAGATACTTAACGTAAGGAGATTTATTATGGCACATTTTGCAAAAGTACTTAATGGAACAGTAACAAATATTATAGTAGCAGAACAAGAGTTTATGGACACATTTATTGATGACTCTCCAGGCGAATGGATTCAAACTTCATATAATACAAAAGAAGGTGTACATTCAGATGGTGGTACTCCTTTAAGAAAAAACTATGCCATAATTGGTGGTACATATGATTCAACTAGAGATGCATTTATTCCCCCACAACCATATCCAAGTTGGACTTTAAATGAAGATAAATGTATTTGGGTGTCTCCTAAGACATATCCAACTGACGGAAAAAATTATGAATGGGATGAAGAGAATAAAGAATGGAAAGAAGAAGAGTGATAACAAATAATGGACAACTACCAAAAGATTTATTTGGTGAAGAACTAAATAGATCAAGAAATACAAATAGGAAACTAATCTAATGGCTCTCAGTAAAGTAAATCCAAATTTCTTGAATGTATCCCAATTTGGTGGTAGTAGGAATATAGTTCATAATGGTGCTATGCAAGTAGACCAACGCCATAACGGATCTTCTTTTACAGTAGTAAATGGAAACACAGTAACTGGTTATATTGCAGACCGTTTTAGGATTAATGAAAATAGTTCATCGGCGATGACTGCTCAAACAGTTTCTGATGCACCAGCTGGATTTGCACATTCTAGTAAGGTAACGGTAACGACTGCTGACGCATCTCTAGGTTCTACTGAATTTCATAGAATAATACAAGGAATAGAAGGAAAAGATATAGCTCATCTTAATTTTGGTTCTGCTAATGCTAAAACTCTTACACTATCATTCCATGTAAAATCAAGTGTTACTGGTCAGTATTATTTCTCTATGTTTAATGGTGCTGCTAATCGTGGACAACTTAAAAGTTATACTATAAGTTCTGCTAACACTTGGGAAAAGAAGACTATTACAATAACTGGTGATACCGCTGGAACTTGGGTAAATACAAATGCCGTTGGCATGTATATAATGTGGTCACTTGGAACTGGTGCGGCTTATCAAGGAAGTACTATTGATTCTTGGTTCGGTTCATTTGCTTTTGGCAAATCTGACCAAGTAAATTTAGCTGCAACTAATGGTTCAACATTCCAACTCACAGGCGTCCAATTAGAAATTGGCGATACTGCCACAGATTTTGAACACCGCTCATATGCGGATGAGCTTTTACGGTGCAAAAGATATTTTGAAGTCTATGCTCCATGTACAACTGATGATGGTAGTCTAAATGTGTGGAGAACTAGAACCAGTGTAAACAATTATAATGGAGTAGTTCACTTCATTGAAAAAAGAGTTGCTCCAACTTGTACCATTAATTATGATAGGATACATAAACCAGGCGTTGCTAAGGATACGCTTTCTAGTACTGGTATCACTATTGCTGCTGGTCAAACGCAGTCTTGCCAAGTCAATGCCACACCATCTAATGATAGTTCTATTTCTACATCTGCTTTTCTTGGAATAAGTTCTGGAACTGGTAGATTAACTTTAGACGCAGAATTATAGGAAGTTATTATGAATATAGAATCAGCAAAATATTTAAGTCAAGTAGTAGACTACGATAAAAATACAAAAGAAAATTGTATGATAGAAGCAGTCATAAGCGGTTCAAAAATGTTTGTTCCACTAGACCCAGATAATATGTATTATGCAGAAATTCTAAAACAAGTTGCCGATGGTGACTTGACAATTAAAGACGCAGACTAAATAAGTGAAAGAGGAAAGTAAATAATGCCATTTATAGGTTCACAACCACAATCAGGAGCGTACCACAAGTTGGATGCTATCACAACATCTGCTACTGCAACGTATAACTTGTTGTTGGGTGGTGTTGCATATTCTCCACAGAGTGCAAATCATTTGATAGTATCACTTAACGGTGTTATTCAGGCTCCACAAGATTCTTTTACTGTGGTAAATAATACAATCGTATTCGTATCTGCACTGGCAAGTTCAGATAGTATTGACTTCATCATGGCACTTGGAGAAGTTTTCGATATTGGTAAACCAACAGATGGAACAGTTGTGGGCGCAAGTGCAGCTGCACAGACTGCTATAGGTGGTTACTTTCAAGGAAATAATTTTGACAGAGGTGCAGACTTCAGTGGTAAAGATGATATCTTTAGAACACATTCTGCAACCCTAAGTACTAATACAACAATTGCAGCAAATGATAATTCATATGCAGCCGGCCCACTAACAATCGCAAATAGTATTATACTTACTGTTACTGGCAACTTGACTATATCGTAGGAGAATTAAATAATGACATCACAACTGACAGTAGATAGTATAGTAGGAAGAGCAACAGCTGCAAATGTTAAGATGCCTGCTGGTTCAGTTTTGCAAACTGTAACTCATCAATGGAAATCAGCCCACACTCAAACATCAACAAGTTTTTCTGATGTAACTGGTTCAAGTTTTAGTTTTACACCAAAGTATGCAACTAGTAAATTACTACTAAGTTATTTTACAGAAGAAAATGTCTACGCTGCGGCAACTTCCGACTATGCTGGTGGTCATCTAAGATTTATGATAGATGCTGCTGTACAAGCAGATTATACTTCTGGGCATAATTATCAGATATATATAGAAGCTACTAGTGCAACTACGATAAATAATCACATGAGACAAAGTAAATGCATTGTAGTTGATGCAACTAACACGACTGCAAGAACAATTAAATTACAAGTTTGTACATATGGTGGACAAACTACAAGATTCGCCGTCAATTATGGTGATGCTTATGTATCAACAATAGTGGCTCAGGAGATTTCAGTATGAGTATTTTAGCAGTAGACACTATTCAAGGACAAACTACAGCCGGAAATGTTAAGTTGCCTGCTGGTTGTATATTGCAAACCGAATCAACAACTGTGACAGGTGAGTTTTCATCTGCATCCTCTACTCTTGTTGATATTACTGGAATGACACTCACAATTACACCAAAATATGCAACAAGTAAAATATTAATTAGAGCACAATTAAATTGGGGTGGTGTTGTAAACATTTATGCTGGAATACGCTTGTATAGAGGAAGCACATTTATCAGTAATTCTTCATCAGCATCTGGCGCTCAAACTTACGCTTCACTTGGTTGTGGTGGGGATAATGATAACTTTCAATGGAAATTAGAACATACTGCTCTTGAGTTTTTAGATTCGCCTGCAACCACAAACGCTACAACTTATAAGTTGCAAGTACAATCAACTGGAGGGCCAGGCACCAATACATGGCATCTTAATAGACCAAGTCAATCTGATAATGCTGCATATATTGTTCGTGGAACATCTAGCTTTACAGTTCAGGAGATTGCACAATGAGTTCACAATTAAGAGTAAACGAATTACAAAATCTTAACGGAACTAGTGGAATGACTATTGATACTAGTGGACGTATTAGTGAACCTAATAAACCATCCGTGACTTTAATGATTAGTAATACTGGTTATGTAAATGTCACCAACAACAACGCTATACCTTTTAATTTAGTTCAATATAGTCAAGGAGGGGGAGATGCTGCATTTGACACAAGTAACTATCATTTCACCTGTCCTCTTTCTGGAATATATGCGTGGACTTTTTCTGCATTAGTAGGATCAAGTGAAACTAATCTAGATGTAACTTTGAAGAATGGTAGTGAATCTGTACACAGATTTTTCCAATCAAATAATAGAGGCCTTGCCGCCAGTGGGGTTATAGTCGCAACAGCTGGTGATGTATTGCAGTATGTAAATTCTGTTGGAGCAACAAGAGGATTTTATGGTTCAGGTGGAGGTCAATCTGATCGATATACTTTCGCATCATTTGTATTTTTAGGATAAAAAAACCATGGCATTAATTAAAGTAAATAGTAGAGGACAATCTGCATCTAATGGTGGAAGAAAAAACCTTATCATTAACGGTGATATGAAAATAGCTCAGAGAGCAACTGCAGCTACTCAAGCTGGTAATGGAACTTATGATACTGTAGACCGAATGATGACTTGGAGTGTTGCTGGTGGTGGAACATTTACTGGTTCACAAAGTACTGGTCATCAATTAGCTACTGGTCATGATACTGCATATAAGGTTGATGTGACAGGAGCAGATACATCTATTGCATCTGGTGACTACTATGAAATTTTGCAACGTATTGAGGGTAGGAATCTTCAACATCTTAGATGGGGAACTGCAGCTGCTAAAAAATTACAAGTTTCTTTTTGGGTTCGTGCAACAAAAACTGGAATAAATGCTTTATTTTGCAGTAAACAAGGAACTGGTACAGATTATAGAAATGTTGTCGAGTATACAATTAATGCTTCCGACACTTGGGAACATAAAACAGTAGAAATTCCAGCTTTAACTGCATCAACGATTGCAAATGATGCCTCAACCTATGTACAAGTTGGTTTTATATTAGCAATGGGTTCAGCTTATCAAAGTGGTACTGCTGGAACATGGACTACTAATTCTTTTTACACAACTGCAAATGCAGTAAATCATATGGATAGTACATCAAATGATTTTTATGTTACTGGAGTTCAAGTTGAGGTTGGCGATGAAGCTACAGATTTTGAACACCGCTCATTTGGAGAAGAGCTTACGCTTTGTCAACGGTACTTTTACAAATTTATAAACACTGGACTATCAGACCAATTTAACTTTTATTCACCATACAGTCCTGCTCAAATAACTGCTGGTCTACCAAACTCCTCTGGAATCTGTCCAATGACATTTCCAACAACTATGAGAGCCTCTCCAACAGTGGCAACTACTATTAGTGGTGGCACTTTGAATAGACAGACAAGTACACCTTTTGGGTATGTTGCACAAATAGGAACTACTTCTACTGGTACTCATTATATAACACAATATCTTGCAACTGCTGAACTTTAAGGATTGAAATATGGATTACAACAATATAACTGTACAATATTGTAAAGAAGATGATGGTAAAAATTCAACTAACTCATTAAAAGTTACAAATGATGGAACTGTTTATGGTGTTCCAATTGACATGGACAATACAGACTATGCAGAGATTAAAAAACTAATTGACGCCGGTGAACTAACAATCAAAGACGCAGACTAACAATTTAAGGAAGTACTTAGATGCCAATTTCAAAAATTAAAAGTTCAAGTGTTGATTCCACGGCCTTTTCTGGTTCTGTAATCGCAGATGGTACAATTGCAGCTGCTGATTTAGCGAGTGGTGCAGTTACTTCTGCAAAACTAGATACAAACATTGCGGTTACTGGAACTCTCACAGTAGATACTGATACACTTCATGTCGATGCAACAAACAATCGTATAGGTGTAAATACAACAAGCCCTGCTCATGCACTAGACATAATAGAATCTGCTAATGCTTTTGCTGCTAGAATTACAAACAACAGTGATAGTTCTCAAGGTTTACAAATTAGAACTAGTGATAATGATGGTGGACAAAGAGTTCTTGATTTACAAACTAGTACTAGTGCTACTGGAACAAATTACGCTTCTATATTTTCAGTTGAAAAGAGTGGTACTGTTGGTATCGGTTCAGTAACACCAAGTCCAGCAGGACTTGCAATAGTAACAGGTGGTGGAGCAAAAGGTGTATTGCTTGCTAGAAACGATGCTTCAGGAAGCCCAACATCTGGACAAGGACTTGGTTCTTTTGGATTTAAAGGCATTATGGATGGAGCAAACTCGTTGGCGGCTGCTGAAGCTTCGATTGAAGGAATTGCTGCTCAAAATCATTCTGGAAGTGCAGCTGGAACACATATGGCTTTCTATGTTAAACCTAATAACACTGGGCCAGGATCATCACCGTCAGAGAAGATGAGACTAACTCAGGGTGGCAATCTACTTATCCAAACCACAACAGATAATGGTTTCCCTCTTAGAGTTCGTGGAGCAACTCAACTTGAAAGTGACATGAATAATACATTTGGGCAATTACATCTTCATGGAACTAATGGTGGTGATGCACAAATTGCTTGGGCAACTGATTCAAATGGTAGACATGTTTATGTTGACGAAAGTGATTCTAACACCATGCGTTTCTCTGGTGGTTATGGTAAAGGTCATTCATCAGATTTTAAAATAGGTAACGTAGGTCAAGTATATGTTGGTGGTAGTTTGTCTAAAGCTTCTGGTTCTTTTAGAATACGTCACCCCCTACCAGAAAAAAATAAAACTCATTGGCTTGTACATTCATTTGTAGAGGGCCCACAAGCAGATAACTTATATAGAGGTAAAGTAGACTTAGTTGATGGATCAGCAGTTATTAATATTGATACTGCATCAGGAATGTCAGAGGGAACATTTGTACTTCTAAATCGTGAGGTTCAATGTTTTACAACAAACGAAACTGGTTGGACTGCAATTAAAGGTTATGTTGATGGAAACAAACTTGTAATTAATGCTCAGGATGATCCAGATAGAAACATCAGTACATGTACTGATACTATTTCATGGATGGTTATCGGTGAACGTCAAGACGATCATATGAAAAATTCTAATACAGATTGGACAGATGATGATGGTAAAATTATAATTGAACCTGAGTTGACGGAATCTGAAAAAAGAGATAACACCGAAACAAAAGAAAATCCAATTAATCCAATTAAAGACGCAGATTAGTTTTAAAAACTAAAAACATCTAACACACAATCCTTATAAATAGAAGAAGAAGGAGACTGTGTTCGATGGCAACAATTTCTAATATATTCATAGATCAAGACGCTGACTTTACTACTACAGTAACAGTCAATGATTCTAGTGGTGATGCTTTGGACTTAGCAGCTTATACTGCACTGACAATGATTCGTAAAACTTACCAATCAACGACAGCAGTTACATTTACCTCAACATTTGCTAATCCACGAACATCAGGACAAATCACAATTTCACTAACAGATGTACAAACTGCCGCTCTTGATGACGGAAGGTATGTTTATGATATGGTCATAACAGATTCCTTAGGCGTCAAGACTAGAGTGGTTGAGGGTATTGCAACTGTTAATCCAAGCGTATCAAGGTAGGAAAATATGTCAATTCAAGCAAAAGTAAATACTCCTAGAAATGTTGTAGGTTCGGTATCACAAGGAAATCAACCTCAAGTAACTCGTGTAAACGTAGCTCTAAATAGTGTTTCTGCTGCAAATGATGTAGATGTTAGTTCGTTCCCTCTTACTGATGGAGCACTACTACAATGGAATGATACCACAAAAAAGTGGACAGCGAGAAATGAACTTGGAACAACTGGCGGCACTCTAAAGTTGAGTGGTGGAAGTTTTTAAAACAAATAGGAAGAAAACAAAATGGCATTAACATTACAAATTAAAAGGTCATCTGGTTCTACCGCACCATCATCTCTGCAAGATGGTGAAATGGCCTACACCCACGGCAATGAAAAACTTTTCATTGGTGACGGTTCTACCGTTAAACTTATTGGTGGTAAATCTTTTAATGACTTGATCGATCATGCAGCTGGTACATTGACTGCTAGTTCTACAATTATTGTTGACGCAAACAAAGCTGTTGATGATTTGATTGTAGGTAACAACGGTTCAACTGGTGGATCAATTAAAATTAAAGAGGGTACTTCAAACGGAGTACATCACATACAACTAAAAGCACCAAACGCTTTAGGAGCAAACTTAGAACTTGAGTTGCCTGGAGCAGACGGTTCATCTGGACAATTCTTGTCAACAAACGGTTCTGGTACATTAGCATTCGCAGACGTTCCATCTGGTTCATTTACATTGGCCGCTGATAGTGGTAGTAACGATGTTTTTACAACAGGACAGGTTTTGACATTTGAAGGTGGAACTGGACTTTCTTCAGTTGTATCAAATAATAAAATTACATTTAGTCTTGACTCGATTGCAAACTCATCTCTTGCAAATAATACAGTTTCTTATGGTGGAGTATCTCTTGCACTTGGTGCTACGGATGCAACTCCAGCCTTTGATTTGAGTGATGCAACAAACTATCCAACATCATCTCTTGCTGGAACAATTACAAATGCACAACTTGCTGGTTCAATCGCAAATGCAAAACTTGCTAATGATGGAATTACAATCGGTTCTGATGATACATCACTTGGTGATACAATCACAGACCTAAACGGATTGACTTCTGTAGATGTTGATAATATTACACTTGATGCAAATACAGTATCAACAACTAACTCAAACGGAAACTTAGTTCTTGCACCAAACGGTACAGGTGCAGTTAATGTTCCTTCTGGTTATGAGGGAAGATCTGGATTTGGTGATGATTCACTTGTAAACAAATCATATGTTGATGCAGTTGCAAATGGACTTGATGTTAAAGCATCTGTTAAGGTTGCTACTACTGCAAACCTTGCTGCAGCATATAACAATGGTAACGGTACACTTACTGCATCTTCTAATGGTGCAATCGCAGTTGATGGTGTAACACTTTCTGCAAACGACAGAGTTCTTGTTAAAGATCAGACAACACAAACACAGAACGGTTTCTATAAAGTTACTGCAACTGGTAGTGGTGGTGCTGCATTTGTACTTACAAGAACACCAGATGCAGATGCAGCCTCTGAATTAACAGGTGGTGCATTTACTTTTGTTGAAGAAGGTACTGCAAACGCAGACAATGGTTATGTTCTAACTACAAACGGAACACCAACTCTTGGTACAACTAATATTACCTTTGAACAGTTCTCTGGTGCTGGACAGATTTCTGCTGGTGCTGGTTTAACTAAAACTGGTAATACAATTGATGTTGTTGGAACTGCTGATAAGATTACAGTTGCTGCAAATGCCGTAACAATCGCATCAACATATGTTGGACAATCATCTATTACAACTCTAGGTACAATCGCAACTGGCGTTTGGAATGGTACTGCAATTGCAGCAACTTCTGGTGGTACAGGATTAACCTCAATTGCAAAAGGTTCTGTACTTGTGGCGAACTCTGTCAATACTTTGTCTGCTCTTGACGGTGGAGGTTCTGATGATGGTATTTTATTATATACAGCATCTTCTGATACACTAGCTTTTGCAGCGAGTATTGACGGCGGAACATTCTAAGTAGTCATGTAGGAGTTGCCTCATGGCTGTGGATTTAAAACTTAAAAGGTCGCACACTCACTCGACTATCCCATCTACTTCAGATTTGATAGAGGGTGAAGTTGCTGTCAACACATATGACAGAAAAATGTATATGCGTGACGGTAGTAACAATGTTGTTACTGTCGCAAACCATTATGCAACCGATTATGAATCTGCAACAAAAGTATTATATGTAACCGTTGCGACTTCTACCACAGATCATCCATATCATGGAACTGGTTCTAGTAACAAGTATAAGATCAATGGTATCTTCTCACCTTATCTTCATCTAATTCCAAAAAATACCTATCGGTTCGACCAGAGCGATTCTTCCAACTCTAACCATCCTTTGCGTTTTTATCTAGATGCAAACAAGTCAACTGCCTTTACAACGGGCGTGACCACAAGTGGAACGCCTGGCAGTGCTGGTGCATACACTCAAATTATTGTTTCGGATACAACTCCATCTGTTCTTCACTATCAATGTTCTGCTCATGGAAACATGGGTTGGGCAGTATTTACTAATACAAGAAACCTTACAAACTTTGATACAGATGACCTTTCAGAAGGTTCTTCTAATCTTTACTTTACAAATGCACGAGCAGATGCAAGAATTTCCGCTGCAAATACAGATAGTTTATCTGAAGGCTCATCTAATCTTTATCACACGACTGCAAGAGTAAACTCTGCAATTGACAGTAGAGTTACAAATACATTCATAAACAATTTGAGTGGTGTCGTTGCTGACACTGCTACAGCACTTGCAACTTCAAGAAATATTCACGGTGTTGCATTTAACGGTTCTGCTGATATTGACTTATCTGAAGTTATTCAAGATACAGTCGGTGCAATGTTTAGTAGTAATACCGAAACAAATATAACTGCAACATATCAAGATAGTGATGGAACAATAGACCTTGTTGTTTCTGCATCTGGTATTGCAAGTCTCGCTGATGATTCTTCGCCCCAATTGGGTGGAGATTTAGATGTTAATGGTAACTCAATTATATCTGCATCAAATGGTAATATTGCAATTACACCAAATGGTTCTGGTAAAGTAATTATTGATGGACTTTCTCATCCAGTAGCAGATGGTAATGCTGGACAAGTTCTAAAAACAGATGGTTCTGGAAACCTTGCATTTGCATCTGTTAGTTCACTTGCTGGTTCTGGTATTCAAAATGTATCAGATGACAGCTCTCCACAACTGGGAGGTAATTTAGATTTAGTAACACATAGTATTGTAACTACATCCAATAGAAATATTACACTTGCACCAAATGGTAATGGTAAAGTTGTTGTGGGAACAAATGGTATTGCGTTTGCAGACGGTTCAACACAAACAGCTGCTGGTTCAACACAAGGATTTGCAATTGCAATGGGCATTGCACTTGGGTAGTATAAATACTATAAAAGGATAATTTAAATGGCAAAACCTACATCAAGAACAGAATTTAAGGAATACTGCCTTAGAAGTCTAGGTAAGCCTGTAATCGAAATAAATGTCGATCCAGATCAGGTACAGGATAGAATAGATGAGGCATTACAGTATTTCGCTCAATATCATTATGATGGTATTGAAAGAGTATATCTAAAACATCAAATTTCACAAGCAGATATTGATCGTTCAAGAAGTGATGCCACTCTTGCAACAGTAACAGATATTGATGCATCAACTACAGCAGTATGGAAAGAACAGAAAAACTATATTCCTGTTCCAAGTTCTGTTATGTCTATCGTAAAAGTATTTCCTATGACAGACAAAGCTTCACTTAATATGTTTGATATTAGATATCAATTAAGACTAAATGACTTATATGATTTCAGTTCTACTTCAGTGATGCATTATGAAATGACAATGCAACATCTAGATTTTCTAGATCACATTCTTATTGGTGAAACTGCAATACGACATAACCAACACCAAAACAGATTATATATGGATGCAGATTTTCAAACTGATTTTGTAGATGGAGACTTTATTATTATTGAATGTTTTCGTAAATTAGATCCAGACACATTTGCCGATGTTTGGGATGATATATTTTTAAAGAAATACGCAACACAACTCATTAAAAAACAATGGGGTGCAAACCTTTCAAAGTTTCAAGGAATTCAAATGTTGGGTGGAGTTGCACTAAACGGCGAACAGATATATACACAGGCGCAAGAAGAAATAAATCAGTTGGAAGAACAAATCCAACTTGCATATGAACTTCCGCCTATGCATATGATAGGATAGACAATGCCTACTAATGTATATTTTGATACAGGCACAATGCCAGAACAGCATCTCTATGAAGATTTAATCATAGAACAATTGCGTATTTACGGACAGGATGTATATTACATTCCTCGTAAGATGGCTGGCACTGATAGTATTTTTGGAGAAGATATTAGTTCTTCTTTTGAAGATGCATATCTTATTGAAATGTACATAGATAACACTGATGGATATGAGGGCGAAAAAGAACTCATGTCTAAATTTGGTTTAGATATTCAAGACGATGCAACCTTTACAGTTGCAAGAAGAAGATGGGAACAATTTGTTACTGTCGATAATAACCTAATTGAAACATCAAGACCAAATGAAGGTGACTTAATATATTGGGCAAAAGGAAAGAAACTTTTTGAGATTACGTTTGTAGATCACGATGATCCTTTTTATCAGGCTCAAAATCTACCTACATACAAACTCAAGTGTAAAACATTTGAGTATGCTTCAGAAGTTATTGATACTGGTATTGCAGAACTTGATAACATTGAGACAGATAATTCTCTGGATACAATGCAACATCAGATTACACTGGAACAAACAACTGCATTTAATCAGGGTATTAGACTTGAAGGTGCTGGTGAAGGTAGAATATTTGATTCATCTTCTATCGGTTACGATCAACCAGGCGCTGGTAGTTTTGATGCAAGTACACTTACATTCGACAATGCAGGGCCATTCATCATTACTGAGGATGAAACTCTAGATGGTGCTCTTGCAGTAGAAAATTCTGTAGAGGGTGCCGATGCGTCCTATATAGTACTAGAAACTTACAATATTGCAACGATTGATGAGAATTCACAGAATGAAGACTTTGAACTTGCAGATGATAATATATTAGACTTTACTGAATCTAATCCATTCGGTGATGCTGGGATGAAATAAACTATGATTGGACAATATTTTTATAATCAATCCACAAGAAATGTGGTAGTTGCATTTGGTACATTATTTAACCAAATTCAACTTACGAAAAAAGATAATAGTGGTAATGTAATTCAAACCATGAAAGTGCCTCTTGCGTATGGGCCTAAACAGAAGTGGTTATCTAGACTTACAGAAGATCCAAACCTTAATAAAAAGGTAGCAGTCACATTACCAAGAATTGGTTTTGAAATTTCTGGTATGACATACGACTCAACCAGAAAACTTAATAAAATTATGAAAGTTAAAAAGGTTGCAGATGGAGCTGATGCAGAACAAGTTAAATCTGGTTTTATGCCTGTTCCTTACAATATTAATTTTGAGTTGTATATACTGTCAAAGAATTCTGATGATGCACTTCAAATTGTAGAACAGATCCTTCCATACTTTCAACCTGAATATACAGTGACAATGAGAGAAGTTCCAGAACTAGAAATAATTCGTGACGTTCCTATTGTGTTAAACAGTATTAATTATGAAGATGATTATGAAGGTGAATTTACAAGTAGAAGGAGTATTGTATATACGCTTTCTTTTACTGCAAAGTATTACTTGTACGGCCCAGTAACATCTTCAAATGTTATTCGCTCTGTACAAGTTGACCAATATGCAGATATGCCTGTTAATTCACCTAAGAGAGAACAAAGATATTCGGTTACTCCAACACCAAATTCAGTTGCAGCTACTGACTTTGACCCAGATGATGATAACTTTGGATTTAATGAAACAACAAGTTTCTTTGAAGATGCCAAAGAATATAATCCAGTAACTGGTCAAGATGAATAAATAGTAAAAAGAAATAAGGATAAAAGAAAATGCCGATTAGAAAGCCAATAGCTGGAGTAGGTTTCTTCCAAGGAGAAAATGGAGCCAGAGGTGATGCCACAGATGGTAAAGGTGATATTTTTCGTGTAAATGAATCAGTTTTAAACACTAGTGTGACTATTGCTGCTGGTGAAAATGCATCATGCGCTGGGCCTTTGACTGTATCTACAACTGGAACTGTTAACTTAACTGTTAATGGTGACTTAACGATTGTATAGGAGAGAGACATGGGTTCAACATTAACAGTAGATAATATCGTAGGTGCAACCACAGCTGCAAATGTTAAGTTGCCTGTTGGGAGTGTAATACAAGTTGTACAAGGAACTACAGCAACAAGAGTTTCTATTAGTACTGGAACATACACCTTTACTGGTTTAACGGCTAGTATAACTCCTAAGTTTAATAACTCAAAAATACTCGTTCAAGTTGAACAAGCAGGGTGTTTGGCAGTTGTCGGTAATACTGGTGAT